AGCTTTTCAAGTCGCAACGACATACGGTTTAGATAAGTCAACAATGTCTGAACGATTGAACTGGACGAATGAAAACATTCCGTTGATTACCAGAGTAGCCACTGATCCTATTAGTAATATTGGTGACTGGGAGGCAGCGGACGAGCCGTGGCAATTCCTTGCTAGTTGTGAGGAGTACTATGCGGTAGTAACTAAACGTACCAGAAACACGACTGGCCTATGTGTAGCCACGGACGCTACATGTAGTGGCCTTCAGATCCTCGCAGGATTAGCGAGAGACCGTAAGACAGCACAACTCGTCAATGTGTTGCCTTCTGAACGGCCACAAGACGCATATAAGGTGGTAGCTGAAGCTTCACGGCCTCATATACCAGCCCACATACATAAGGTATGGGATAGGAAGTGCGTAAAGCGTACTGTTATGACTATCCCTTACAACGCTAAACCTTTTTCAAACAGGTCTTACATTCGTGATGCCTTAAAGGAGAAGGGACTTGAGATCGACAAGGAAGATCTTACCGTTACCGTACAGGCGGTCAGGGATGCTATGAGTAATATTGTCCCTGGCCCTATGTCTGTAATGAAATGGATTGAAAATGAAGTATCTAAAGCTATCAAACGTGGAGCTATGGAATTAGAATGGGTTACACCATCTGGGTTTGTAGTGAAACAGAAGATAATGAAAAAGAAAGTAGAGAGATTTGATTTACAACTACTAGGTAGATGTGTCTTATCAGTAGCTACTGAAGATGAAAATGAAGTTGATTTAGCTAGACATAAAGCTGCAACTGCACCTAATCTTATACATTCTTTAGATGCATCTTTACTCCATTTAAGTATAGATAGGTTTGATAAACCTGTTGCATTAATTCATGACAGCATTCTCACACGAGCTGTTGACATGCCTAAATTATCTGCTATAATTAGAGAGACATACATGCACCTGTTCGCAGAGCATGATTATCTCACTGAATTTGCACTACAAATTGGTGCAGAAACTAAACCGCCGATCATTGGTGATTTAAAACCAGAGACGGTGATTGACTCAACTTATTTCTTTTGTTAAATGTATTATCCATCATTATTTGAGTCATTCTTTTCACCTACTAGGATAGTAGTTGTCTCCGAGGAGAGACTAAAAGCTGCTGAACTTAAGGTAAAAAAGGATGAACTGACTGCTGTAGAATCTCGTATCACTGAATTAGAAAAGTACAGAGATGAATTAACTTCACAAGTTGCTGCACTAGCACCCTCTGAGAAAACAGGTAAAGACCTAGATTCATTAGATGGAGCTTGTGATGTCTAATAGAACTGTACATGTTACTGATAAAGTAAAACTGGAAGGATTCCAAGCTATACTAGAACCTGGTAAGTTTGGTTATTCTTTAGCCGCTGTTGTTGATCAAGACACAGTTGACAAACTAGAAACTGAGAGAACTGATGTCCTTAGATGGGCAGAGTCTAAACTTAAGAACCCTAAGAGATCTACACTTAAACCAGAACCATGGGAAGAAGTAGCTGAAGGTAAGTATAAACTTAAGTTTTCTTGGAATGAAGAAAAAAGACCACCTGTTGTAGATACAGAGGGTTCACCAATTACCGATAAAAAGACACCATTATATGGAGGATCTACTGTTAAGCTTGGCTTCTATCAAAAGCCTTATATACTTAGAGATGGAGTTACCTATGGTAGTAGTCTTAAGTTGGTTGGTGTACAAGTTGTCGAATTGAATAAGGAAGCAGCTGGAACTGATTCAGGAGATCTTGATGAAGATGCAGTAGCAGATTTATTTGGTAAGACCGATGGTTACAGAGCCGCTGCTACTCCAGATATAGCTGACCCACCAAATGTCGAAGAAGACTTCTGATGATAATATCATCTGGGCTCAAAAAGCTTTTAATAAGCTGAAGGAGCGTCATAATAAACCTATAAAATTTAGATCCAAGCTCGAAGAGAGGATTGCTGATCTACTTGAAGGACTTGGAGTATCATATGAATATGAATCCACTAAGATTCCTTATACCATCCAGCATAATTATAACCCTGATTTCTGTCTCCCAAACCATGTATACCTCGAAGCAAAAGGATACTGGGATCCTGCAGACAGACGAAAGATCCTTGCAGTTAAGAAGGACAATCCCGATATAGATTTAAGGATGGTATTTCAATCACCTTACAATACGATAAGTAAGAAATCGAAAACAACTTACGCTCAGTGGTGTGAGAAACATGATATACCATGGACTCACTTCCACGATATTCCACTCGATTGGTTAATATGACCGATGCAGAATTTGTAAGACATGAGCCTTGCAATAATTGTGGCTCATCTGATGCGAATAGTTTGTATACAGATGGCCACTATTTCTGCTTCTCATGCCATACTTACACACCCGCAGAGGGTATAAATCTTTCACAATCACAGACGATGACTAACAATGTCGAACTTAAAGGATATGCACAAGAACTCAGAAAGCGAAGAATTTCTGTCAAAACTTGTGAAAAATTCAAAATTTTCAGAGAAGGAGATACTCTACGCTTTCCATACTTTAGCGCAGATGGAGTCCTCGCTGGAATCAAAATAAAAAATAAAAGAAAAATATTTACTTATGAAGGAGTTTCCACTAACACCTTATTTGGTCAGCATTTATTCCCTAATACTGGTAAGCGTATTGTTATTACTGAGGGTGAATTAGATGCAGCGAGCTGCTATGAAGCAATGGCGGGTTGGCCAATGGTCTCGTTACCACATGGAGCAGCGTCAGCTAAGAAAGACATACAAAAACAGATACCACTATTACAGGGGTATGATGAGATCGTCTTATTCTTCGATGGGGACGACGCAGGCCGTAAAGCGACGGAGGAAACGGCAGGGATATTACCACCTGGCAAGGTCAAGATCGCTCGTCTCGAGGCGTACAAGGATCCCTCGGAGGCTTTACAAGCTAACGATTCTGAAGCCATTAGAAAAGCGATATGGGATGCTAAACCTTATCGACCAGATGGTATTATTGATGGAAAGAACCTTCTTGAAATTGTAAAAACACCACAGAAACCTTTTGACCATGAGTATCCATTCAAAGGACTCAACGAGAAATTACACGGGATCAGGTATGGAGAGCTTACGACATTTACTGCTGGCAGTGGTTCAGGAAAAACCAGCATCATGCGTCACATTGCAACTGACTTGTTGTGCAAAGGCGAACATGTTGGGATCTTGGAACTTGAAGCAAGTAATAGAAGAACAGCACTTGGATTGATGTCCACAGCTGTTGGTAAGAATTTACACTTAGGTGAACATGATGAACAAGAACTCACGTCAGCTTTTCATAATTCCATTGCTAATTGGAACCTTTACCTTTTTGATGGCTTTGGTTCTTTTGATCCGGACGTTATTTACAACAGGATCGAATACCTTGCCAGTGGACTGGAGTGTCGTATTATATTCCTAGATCACCTCAGCATATTGTTGAGTGGATTAGATGGGGATGAACGACGCATGATAGATACCACTATGACTAGATTAAGGTCATTAGTAGAAAGAACAGGCATTGCATTATTTTTAGTATCACACTTGCGGAGGGCAGGTAATGACAAGCACTCTCACGAGGAAGGCGGACGTGTTAGTTTGTCCTCACTTAGAGGATCACACAGCATTGCTCAAATATCTGATTCTGTCGTTGCCCTCGAAGTCGATCAACAGGCCGACACTGAACGAAAACTTACGACAGTTAGAGTCCTTAAAAATCGCTATTCAGGCGAAGTTGGCATCGCATGTCAATTAAGCTATGATTTATCCACTTGCAGATTTACAGAAGATGAAATTACGACCACGCCCGAGTTCAACCCAACCACGGATTTTTGATAATAGTGAATACGTTCACCCGTGGTACGAACATGCAGATAATAAATTAATTAAACCTAACCCACCTACCAAAGAGGCAGTAGAACGTGCCAAATTCGTTGACAAGACATACCGCTGGAGTAGGGGCTCTAGTAATTGATATAGAGAGTAATGGATTATTAAGACATGCCAGCAGAATACACTGTATTTCGATCTATTGGGTCGAAGAAGATAGAACGGAATCGTTTAACGATGAGAAATATGCAGAAAATCCGAAAGATCTCCCTATGGGTGGCGGGTACAGCATCACCACCGCCTTATCGTGGATCTCGATGGCTGATATGGTCGTCGGTCATAATATCATTGGGTTTGATCTACCTCTCATTAAAAGGCTCTATCCTTTCTTTGAGTATCCTCCTGTTATTGTTGATACTCTTTTGTTATCTCGCTTATATCATCCGAATTTACTCGATATAGATAAGAAGAATAAATGGAAAGATATGCCTACTAATTTATATGGTTCACATAGCCTTGAAGCTTACGGTTATAGAGTAGGTGAGAATAAAGGGACCTTCGGTAAGACTACTGATTGGTCTGAATGGTCTCAAGAAATGCAAGATTATTGTGAACAAGATGTCGTTGTTACTAAGAAATTATGCGACCACTTCCACCCTTACCTGATTGGGTCAAATTAGAACATCAGGTACAGCAAATACTTACACAGCAAGAACAACATGGATGGTATTTTGATGAGCAAGCTGCACGGGAACTTGAATCATCTCTCAGACGAGAGTATGAAAGTACTACTCAATTACTACAGCAACGCCACGCTTACGTTAGAGGATCGGAATTTTGTCCTAAACGAACTAATAAACGAACAGGATATGTTGAAGGAGCTAGATTCACAAAGCTCAAAGACTTAAATCCTACCTCACGTGACCATATAGCATGGATACTACAAACACACTATGGCTGGAAACCCTCATTAACGACCTCTACGGGGAAGCCAGTTATAAACGAGACGGTCTTGAAGGATATTGGGACGGATATAGCTCTCCATTTCTTTCGCCTACTCGAACTGACGAAGATGTTAGGAATGATATCAGAAGGCGTGAACGCATGGCAGAAGCTTGTTACGACGTCTAGTAGGATACACCATCATTGTTCAGTTGCTACATCTACATTTAGATGTGCCCATCGTAAACCCAACCTCAGTCAGGTACCTTCAGATGAAAGATTCAGACAATTATTTACGGCGTCTCCAAATCAAATATTGGTCGGTGCCGATCTTAGCGGTGTTGAGCTCAGGATGCTTGCCCACTATCTCGCCCGATATGATAAAGGACGCTATACCGAAATCCTTACCACAGGAGACATCCATCAAACAAATGCCGACAGGATTGGGATTACCAGGAGAGACGTTAAAACCGTCACATACGCCTTCCTCTACGGAGCAGGAGACAGAAAAATCGGCGTCTCCGTTGATAAGCAATTAAATGATGAACAAGCTACTAAGAAAGGCAGAGAGATTAGGAAAGCCTATGTCGAAGCTATCCCAGGTCTTAAAGAACTATTGGAAGCGGTACGTGAGGCTAGTAAGAGAGGGTACGTTTTAGGATTAGATAAGAGACGTATCTTAGTTGATAAAGAACATAAAGCTTTAAATTATCTTTTGCAGGGATCGTCTGCAATTTTAGCAAAACGTTGGATGTTACTATCAAATGAAAATACTTTCAAAAATGCTAGACAACTTGCATTCGTTCATGATGAACTACAATTTGAAACCACCGAAGACGAAGTAAATGACCTCAAGTTCCACCTCGAATGGTCAGCAGTTAGAGCTGGAGAATACTACAAACTCCGATGCCCTATCGCTGCCGAATCAAAATCAGGACACTCATGGGCAGATGTCCACTAAAAAATGTCCTCATTGTAAGCAAGAATTACCAGCTACAACAGAGTTCTTCCATAAACATCCTACAAGTAAATATGGATTAGATCATAGATGTATATCTTGTAAAAATTTATACTCAAAGGGTCTTCGTAAAGCCCATAGAAGTCCAAATAAACCACCACAGCCTGATTGCTGTCCTATATGTAAAACATCTGATAGACCATTATGGTTAGATCATGATCGTATAACTGGAGAAATACTTGGCTGGCTTTGCCCTCAATGTAATACCCATAACGGATGGTTAAAGGAACATGAAGCAGCTATAAATGAGTACAACAATCAACCCACCTATGAAACTATTAATTGATGCAGACTACATCGTATATAAGTCGTGCGCTGCGGCGGAGACTGAACTTGACTTTGGTGACGATGTTATCCTTGTCACTAGCAACTTCAGTGATGCTTATAACGCAACACAGAGAGAACTTGCCAAACTTAAAGACGAATTTGGGACATTCTCTTCTGTAATTCTATTTTTCTCAGACACTAAGAATTTTAGGAAAAAAATTATGCCCGAATATAAAGGGCATCGTAACCGTAAGAAACCTTGTGGTTACAAGCGTGTTATCAACAAACTCAAGACTGAGTATGAAGTAATCATTATGCCTGAATTAGAAGCAGATGATTCGATGGGTATATACGCTACGCAGAACCCAGGTAATGTTGTTGTCTCTCCTGATAAGGATATGAAACAAATCCCTGGGGAATTATACAACATGGATGAACGATTCACAATCACAAAAGAAAGCGGAGCAGCTTGGCACCTTATCCAGTGTCTTTCTGGAGATCAAACTGATGGATATGGTGGCGTCCCTGGAATCGGAGTTAAAAGAGCCGAAACCCTCTTCAATAAAGAAGGATACTCTTGGAGAACTGTGGTTAAAGCTTTTAAAGATAAAGATTTGACAGAAAAGGATGCATTAACTAATGCTAGGTTAGCACGTATACTCACTGTAGATGATTATGACTTCACAAAAAACAGACCCATCTTATGGTCTCCCAGCTCCAGTTACGAAGTTAACTGTGGAGCAGGATCTAAAGATGAGGGTAATAAAAGATAAAATTACTAAAGGGTACCATGATAATAAAGATGAAATCATTGAAGTATTCATGGCTCTTCAAAAACAAAACTTTGTATTAGGAAATTCACTTAAAAATTTAGTTGACCACTGGCCACATGAAGAAATCTTTCTTATCCACTCAGGCCAAGGAATTCCGTACCAAATACAACATAAGTAATTCACCTGCTAGAGCTACTAGAGCTTATCAGAAGGATTTAATTGTTGAAGAATTTAAGGAGTTCCTTGAGGCTGAAGGGATGCTATTTATGCATGGTAGAAATCACCAAGAACATGCATTAAAAGAACTAGCTGATTTAGTATATGTATGCTATCAGTTTGCAGAAAATATGGGATGGTTCTTAGATGAAGCTTTGAACCGTGTTCATGAATCTAACTTGTCCAAACTCGGTGAGGACGGTAAACCAATATACCGAGAAGATGGAAAGGTTCTTAAAGGACCAAACTATAAACCACCTAACCTAGAAGATCTATTCTGAAATGACTACAGAACTTATATCTCGCACAGGGCGGGTCCAATCATGGTTGGATAATCCTGAATCTCGTCTTCCAGTGAGCTGTACGGTATTTGTCGTCGAAGACTCAATGGAGGGGGAAAATGGAATCGAAGCGTCATGGAGATATGTATCCCATGGACTCAGATTTGGCGCAGGAGTTGCGGTCCATCTATCTAAGCTCCGACCCAAAGGAGCTGAAAATGGAAAAGGTCTTACGGCTTCTGGCCCAGTATCCTTCGGAAAAATCTACTCAACCTTAAATGAAACACTTAGGAGGGGCGGCGTCTATAAGAATGGTGCTGTTGTTTTGCATATGGACCTCGACCATCCTGATATTCTTGAGTTCATTAATGCTCCCAGAGAGGAGCTCGCATGGGTCAAACGATGCGTGGACATTGATACGGAGAAATGGCAAAACACTGATAATAAGGTAAAAGATGCTTTATTATATGGAATTAAGTCAGGAGATATCTGGCTAAACAAAATCAAATATCACAATGGAGAAAGAATTTATGGGAACGTCTGTCTTGAGGTTTACTTGCCCTCACGTGGAACCTGCTTGTTACAGCATGTCAATCTCGGTGCCTGTAGTGCAGGAGAGCTTAAGCAGGGTTTCGTTCAAGGTATGTCCCAGTTGTGCAGCCTCCATAGCAGGACAGGTGTTGGAGCAACTGGAGAATACTTGCCAAGCGATATCGACCGCCAAGTTGGGCTCGGAATTCTCGGCCTCGCCAACTTCTTAAAGAAGAACAATATAACCTACGATCAGTGGGGACGTGCTCTAGCTGTTGTTAATGATGGTGGTGCAATAGTCACTGCTACTGAACACCTAGCTAATATATTTAAAGAAGCTATACATGCAGCAGCTGATGTAGCTAGAGAAAATAATATGGTAAGAGCTTTTGCTATAGCTCCTACCGCATCCTGCTCTTATCGTAGTAAGGATCTCGATGGGTACACCTGTACTCCTGAAATAGCACCACCAATAGCTCGCTCTGTTGATCGTGACAGCGGCACTTTTGGTGTACAACACTATGATTATGGCGATGTAGAAATCGCTAGTAAAGTTGGCTGGAATGCTTATAAAAAAGTAGCCGACGAAACAATGAAAATGTTTAATAATACGGGACTTCTTCACGGTTATTCCTTTAATTCATGGTCAGATGTAGTGACTTATGATGAGGGATTTGTTGAGGAGTGGTTAGATTCACCCCAAACCTCCCTTTACTACTCCCTGCAAGTAATGGGCGACGTACAAGATAAGACAGATGCGTATGCAGCATTAGATCAGAATGAAGTCGATGATTACTTACAGGATATACTCGGAAACGAGCCAATAACCTGTGATTGTCAAGAATGATGAGAAAAACACCGTATCAAAAATTAATGGACCGTAAGCGGAAGTGGTCCCCCGTAATCCCCACCGCTGGAGTATTTAAAGATGGATCAGAAGATGCTATTAGACGTGCATTGGCAATACGTCACATGGAGTTACCAGTGGGAGAATTCATTACTGAAGCACTTGAAAAAGAGGTTCCCGAACATGCTAGGGAACTTCTGCTCTCAAATGTTGAAGACGAGGTACGACACGATCTCGCACTGGGATATATTGTAGATGCACATGGAATTAAAGAAGACGCTAGTGAAGAATTGGAGGCTAAAAGAATAAGAGATGCCTGGATTGCACACCCTGACCACACTATTACAAAAGCTTTGGTCGCAGAACGGGCCATCTTCTTCGTTTTACTCCCTATGTTTAGGTTTAATGGGGATGCTCCTCTTCGCACTGTATCTGCCGATATCTCCAGGGATGAGCAGATCCATGTCGGAACGAATTCTCTTGTATGTACTGAGTTGGGCTTATCTCCTTCTCCTTCTTTGGATAAACTTAGGAAGGCCACGATTAACTGGATTCTACAACCTCTAGGTATAAATACTACCGATAAATATTTGGACAAAAATTTTTGGCTGGATGCTAGTGATCGATTAATGTATGAGGGTAAAGCCCCAGAATTTTCTGAGACACAGAGAGCAAGAATGCCAGCCTTCTTTGAACATGCAAACACAAATCTACCCAAGTACGCTTAACATACATAGTGAGCGTCTCGAGAAACTAGTTGAAGATTTAGAGACTAAGTTTCCAAACGAACCAATCCATCCTAAAGAACAAATAGAAACTATTATGTACCGTGCTGGTCAAGCCAGTGTCGTTGCATATGTAAAACAAATACTAGAAGAATAACATGTGTGTATTTAGAAGTAGAACTCCTCCTCCTACACCTATGGCTACACCAGCACCAATCCAACCTAGAAACCCTGATTTAGCAAGGGCATCTAGGCTACCTGAGAAAAAAGATTTGGTAGATGAGGATGAGGTATCAGGTGTAGCATATGGTAGCTCTAAGAAAGAAGGAGGAGCAGCTGCAGGTAAAAAGGTTGGTACTAAAGCCCTAAGAATACCTTTAAACACTGGACAAACTACTGCATCAGCAGGACAAGGAGGATTAAATGTTTAAGGCAAGAGAAAGATACTCAAAACTATCTAGTGGACGTACACAGTTCCTTGATACAGCTGTTGAGTGTTCTGAACTTACCTTACCTTATCTAGTACAAAAAGATTTAAGACAACGTGGAGGTAAGCAAACATTACGACAGCCATGGCAATCAGTTGGTGCTAAAGCTGTAGTTACATTAGCAGCAAAGCTTATGCTTGCTCTTTTACCTCCTAATACTAGCTTCTTCAAACTACAAGTTAGAGATGATAAGCTAGGAGAAGAGTTAGATGCAGAGATGAGAAGTGAACTTGACCTATCTTTCTCCAAGATGGAGAGGATGGTGATGGAGTACATAGCAGCTTCTGCTGATAGAGTTGTCATCCACCAAGCATTGAAACATCTTATAGTTTCAGGTAATGCTCTCGTATTTATGGGTAAAGATGGATTAAAACATTTCCCATTAAATAGATACGTTGTCAATAGAGATGGTAACGGTAACATACTAGAAATAGTAACAAAAGAAATCATTAGTAGAAAAGTGTTGGGACTCGAGCCTAAGCCAGCCTATCCTAATGATCCAAATAGTAAAGTAGAAGGCTCAGATGAAGACGACGCAGAAGTGTATACATGCGTTAAACAAGATTCTAGTAGTGGTCGTTGGGTCTGGTATCAAGAAGTTGATGATCAAATCATTCCTGAAAGCCGTAGTTCAGCACCAAAGAATGCTAGTCCTTGGTTAGTGCTTCGATTTAATACAGTTGATGGAGAGGATTACGGACGTGGTAGAGTAGAAGAGTTTATTGGTGACCTAAGAAGTTTAAACGGCTTGGCACAGGCTCTTGTAGAAGGCTCTGCGGTGGCATCTAAGGTAATATTCCTTGTGTCCCCTAGTGCAACTACTAAACCACAAACCTTAAGTCAAGCTGGTAACGGTGCAATTATACAAGGTAGACCTGAAGATGTAGGTGTAGTACAGGTAGGTAAAACTGCTGACTTTGCTACAGCTGCTAACCTTGCACAACAATTAGAGTCACGAATCTTAGATGCTTTCCTTGTCTTAAACATAAGGCACAGTGAAAGAACTACAGCCGAAGAAGTTCGTATGACTCAACAAGAATTGAATGAACAGTTAGGTGGACTATTCAGTTTACTTACTGTAGAATTCCTAGAACCATATCTTCGGCGTACACTGTTAGTATTACAACGTACTAATGAGTTACCTAAACTACCAAAGGATTTAGTTAGACCTAAGATTGTAGCTGGTGTAAATGCACTAGGTCGTGGTCAAGATAGAGAGGCACTTACTATGTTTGTTACTCTCATAGCTCAGACATTAGGACCAGAAGCATTAATGAAATACATCAACCCTGATGAAGCTATTAAGAGATTAGCAGCAGCACAAGGTATAGATGTACTTAACTTAGTTAAGACACAACAACAGTTACAACAAGAAATGGAAGCTGCACAACAGCAAGCTACACAACAATCATTGGTAGATCAAGCGGGTCAATTAGCAGGTACACCTCTAATGGATCCAAGTAAAAACCCTGATGCTATGGAGCAAGCAAATAACCTAGCTGGGGGAGCACTACAAGCAATGGAACAACCACCTGAGTAATTATGGCAGAAACATTAACCTATGATCCTGGTACTGATACAGTAACAGAAGGAGAGGCATTAACCCCAGCAGAACAAGAGTCACTTGAAGTAGGAGAAGCTCTGGAACAGAGTCAAGATCAACTGCTTGCTGGTAAGTATAAGGATGCACAAGAATTAGAAAAAGCTTATGTTGAACTTCAAAAGAAGCTTGGAGGAGAAGATAATACAGATAGCGGAGAAGCTGGGCAACCCGAAGATTCTGCAGAAGTGGAGTCCAAAGAAACGACTGAAGAAACAGAAGAAACTTCACAACCTACTGCAGCGGCTGAATTAATTACATCAGCTTCAGATGAATATTATAATAATGATGGTAAGTTGTCTCCTGAAACCATAGAGAAATTTAGTTCAATGAGTAGTAAAGAACTTGTTGAAGCATACATGCAAGTACAAAACAATCTACCACAGGGGGACCTATTGGATAAATCAGCAGATATCAGTGATGCCGCAGTAAATGAAGTTAAGAACTATGCTGGTGGCGAGAAAGCGTATACAGATATGGTAAACTGGGCTAGTCAAAACTTAGATCAACAATCTATAGCAGCATTCGACAATATAGTTAACACTGGTAGTGTTGATGCTATTAAGTTTGCAGTTAATGGATTGAAATCACAGTACCGTGAAGCCAATGGGTTTGAAGGTACTATGGTAACAGGTAAAGCACCAGTACAAACACAAGATACCTATCGTAGTCAGCAAGAATTAGTTGCTGCTATGAGTGATAGAAGGTATGATAATGATCCCGCTTACCGTCAGGATGTTATCGCTAAACTAGAACGGTCTGATAACTTACAATTCTAATGAAACAAAGTACTAAAAACAAAATCATGAACGCTGGGGACAGAGGAGTTCCTAATGCTGAAAAGAAAATGAAGGATCTTAAGTTAGGACCAGTATTACCTAATCTAAAGAAAACTCAAGGTCCATCAACTGATGTAAATAATAACGAAAAGAGTTGGGCTTAATTATGGGACGTAAACCAATAGCAAGCCCCTTTGATGATTACTATCAAGGTAAAGGTACTGGGCCATCTGATATTGATTTAGGTAAATATAAAGGTGGAACCGAAAAAGAGATTCAAGAACTAATGGGTCCACGAGCCAAAGCTGTGAAGAGAAATAAATTCTCTGGTCTTCCTAAAGAAATCAATGATGTTTAGAGAACATGTGCCGACCTGACCTATCATCCTCGGCATCGTTCTTTATTTTAATTATC